CACATATATCCCGCCAGTTAGTAACGGCGGGTAAGAAGGTTGCTGCAAAGATTCCTGCATATTGCGGTGAGGTATATCACTTCAACGTCAAGAAGGGATTTGCAGAAGGACAAGGAGGTGCCTATACACTACTGACAGAGCACACGGGTGATGACTTCGCGCGCACAGCACTGGAGCTGCCACGCGAGATAGAGTTTGGGGATAAACCACTCTATGATACGTACATTAAACCAGCCATCACCAAACTAAACACCACAGAAACACAACAACCAACAACCAAGTTCTAGGAGACAGAGTTATGCCCATCATCAGCTTCAATGAAAAGGATTTACTTCGTGGTAAGCCCCTCGACCCCGCATGGTACGTAGTGCGTATCGATCAGGTAGGTGAGAACCCCTCGAAAGATGGTGGTTCCACCAACTATCCTGTAGAGGGTACGGTCCTCAAGGATGCAGATACGGGGGACGAAAAGTATGCGGGCTTCCCGTTGGAGTGGAACTTCAACTCCAAAGCACTCAGCTTCGCTAGGGGTTTTCTGGAGTGTTTTGATGTGAACGTCACAGCCAAGACCCGGTATGACCTCGCCAGCGCAGAGGGTAAACTCATCGAGGTGTACGTAGAGAACGGTGAGTGGCAGGGACGCATGGTAAATCGCGTCAATCACAAGTATCGTAAGCATCAGGGTTAGGTAATACATGGGGCTATGATGGATACACTGTCATAGCCCCATACTATAATTAACTATTAGTGGAGGTGTCATGTCTGAGCGCGAACCTGTACAGCTCGATCTACCATTCGATCCACCCCTCCGTAGAGAGGTACCTGCATTCATAGTAGATATGGATGAAGATACAGAAGACCCCTCCGCAGAGGAAGAAGAAACAGAGGAAGATGCAGTAGAAGATGAGACAGATGAGGAAGATGATCTCATTGACGAAGATGACGATGACTTCGTAGACGATGACGAAGAAGATGATGACATTGATATAGGAGAAGATGAAGATTCATCAGATGAAGTTGCGAGCTAATCAGAACTTGATGGGTGCCCCATGTATAGGCCATCCGTGGGTCTACATCTGTCATAAGTTGGTTTCTTGTAGCTAGTCTGGTGATAGGGGGCGCGCCCAATGCTACCCCATGACTGGTAGTTACGGGTGCGCCTCCGCCTCTTGGAGACACTAAATCATGGATGACAGAAAAACTGGTCGAATTATTAAGGTCAGTAATAAAGGATGGGGGTTCATATCATCTAGAGATATTGAATTCACTCGTATATTCTTCCATTGGACTGCGCTAAAACAAAATACACTCAATTTCAAAGATATAAAAACAGGAATGAGGGTGACATTCAAACCATTCCGAACTAGCGATAAAGGATTCAGAGCTATAGAAATAGAGGTACTTGAAAGTGAAATACAGCCAACTACCGAAGTGTCCCCATTGCCGTAATGATGATCAGTCAATGATTGAATTGATACTAAGTGATAATGGAATACGGATGTATCTATGTTCAGTATGTGCTAAGACCTTCATTATCGAGGTAATGGATGAGCCCACCTAATCTAGTATTCTGGGTAAAGTTTCAAGACTGTCCACCTGAAAGATGGAAAAGGGAACACTTTGAACAGTTCTGGCATGACTTACGAGAGTTTATGCTCCGTAATGGTAATGCTAGATTGGAGTGGATAATCCTTGACTGACAAGAAGTATATTCCGGGCATGGGGCCAATAGGAGCCAAGTTTATGATACTTGGCGAGGCTCCATCCTATGAGGAAGAAGCTGCGGGTAAACCATTCGTGGGTCCATCTGGTAGAGAGCTAGACAAAATACTCCGTGACGCCGGAGTGTCAAGACATGAAGCATGGGTGAGTAATGTATGTAAGTACAGAGTACCATCCAATGATAGTAAGTCGAAGGTACCATTCCACATTCGCGCTAAGAATGCTGGCATTAACATGGATCAGCAACTAGAGGAACTACAAGTTGAAATCAATTCCATTAGGCCAAATTGTATACTCGCTCTCGGTGGGACTGCTCTCTGGGCTTTGTCTGGTAAAACTAAAATTAGTAAGTTCCGTGGTTCCATTCTACGCGGGATGGGTCACAAGTTTGTTCCTACTTATCATCCTGCGCATCTATTACATTCGGCAGGCGGCGGAGAGATTAAAGGATACTACAATAGACAAGTAATGGTGGTGGACTTCAGGCGCGCATATGAGGAGTCTGAATCACCACTAGCCAATTTACCTAATCGAGTACTTCAAGTATGTCGTAGTAGCCATGAACTTCAAGTCTTTGTAAACATGTACAAGGACAAACTGAAGATGGGTACAGATATTGAGGCAGGGGGTCATTGTCTTCCAATATGTATAGGACTGTCATTCAATAAGTTACATGGAATGACCGTTCCACTGTGGAACAGGGGTGGATTTAGTGATATGTCTGACACTGAATTAAACAAGTGTTGGATGATATTAATTGATTTACTATGGGAGAAACACATTGTCGGACAAAACTTTAACTATGACCGGGATAAACTACGAAGACTCGGTATTGGAATCAGACGTATCCACAGTGATACAATGCTCAAAGCGTTCACTATTAACCCTGAACTCCCAAAAGGGCTTGCATTTCTTACAAGTATCTACACCAGAGAACCATACTACAAAGACGAAGGTATGTATGAAGGGAGCACTAACGATTTACTTATCGGGTGCGCTCGTGACAGTTGTGTCACGCTCGAAATAGATGAGGTAATGGAAGGTGAGCTAGATGAGATAGGACTACGTAAGTTCTATTACAACTTCATAATGAAATTACCTGACTTTTACGCAGAGATTGAAAGTAATGGATTCAGGATCAATAAGGTCAAGCGTAAAGAGTTAGTTGAAAAGTACATTCGATGGGATGAACGTCTATCTCATGAGATGTATGAGTTAGCGGGCGCAGATGTAAACTCAGGTTCACCTCAGCAAGTGTACCACTTGTTGTTTGACGAATGGGAATTACCTAGAAGGAAGGGAACAGGAGAGGAAGAACTAACCAGTCTATTGAATCTGAAACATGGAGTGAAAGACCCCGCGCAGAGACTCTGGATTGAGAAGTGTTTAGAACAGAGGCGAGTACGTAAGACTGTATCTACCTATTTAATGGCTGTACCCGACTTCGATGGTAAGATGCGCACTACCTGCTACATGTGCTTAGAGACTGGTAGAACATCAACAGGCCAGCAAGACCCTCCTATCCGACCCACCATAGACCTTGTAGGTAAAGGTCGCAAGACTGATATGAAAGTAATGGGCACTGCATTCCAAGTATTCACTAAGCACGGAGATATTGGTGCTGATGTGAGGGGAATGTATGAGCCTGATGAGGGTGAAGTATTCGTTCAACTAGATAGTTCTCAAGCCGAAGCCCGCGTGGTATTTAACCTTGCCACAGATGAACAAGCATTAGAGGACATAGATAAACATGACTATCATGCACTTACTGCAAGCTGGTTTTTCGGTGGTACGGAGGCTGACTATTCCAAGAAGGTATTGGGGTACGAGTCGCCAATACGATTCGCAGGGAAGACTCTACGCCATGCGGGGCATCTTGGAGCGGGCGCACGTAGAGCAAGTACAGAACTTAACACACAAGCACGGAAGTATAAAATTCCCATCACTATTGAAGAGGCACAAGCAGACCATGCATTAAAGATATTCCACCAACGTCAGCCAAAGATACGGAGGGTATTTCATGCCGAAGTCATCCAATGCCTTAAAGAGTCAAGAAAGCTCACAGCTCCCCTACCTTGGGGAATTGACGCTGAACGAGGTGGTGTGCGTGTATTCTATGAGCGGTGGGGGGATGACTTGTTCCGTGAGGCTCTTGCCTATTTGCCACAGCGAGCCGTCACTGATAATACCAAGGCGGCTGGTATTAGAATTAAGGAACAATTCAAAGAAGCGAAAGTTATTCTTGAGGCGCATGATGCACTTCTGTTCTCGGTTAGATACGAGTATATCGAGGACTTCATCGCTATAGCTAAGAAGGAGATGGAACGACCCATCAATTTTAGTGCTTGCAGTCTACCCCGTAGACGGCTTAAAATACCGTGTGATGTAGAATGGGGACGTAACTACAAAGACTTAAAGAAATGGAAGTTTGATACTGAGATAGAAGAAACTAAACTGAATGACTTTGTTGTTGCTGAGGAATGAATGGCATGGATAGACAATTTCCTATTACAACATAGGGAACTAGAGACTCCGTTATCCTTTTGGTATTGGAGCGCGCTATCAGCAGTTTCAGCAGTAGTTAAAGATAATGTTTGGCTAGATAGACAGATATATAATCTCTACCCTAACATCT